TTTAAAAGCTTCTTTTAATTCTTGATGCTCTTCAATACTATCTTCTGCTAAGCTATCTGTTGCTATGAATCCATAGTCTTCTCTTTCTGATGCTTTCTCTATTGCGGTGTGGCGTGGAAGTTCTTTATATACTATATTACCCTTTCCATCAATAACATTGTAGGCTCTATGTGAAGGTTTATAATCTTCTTCTATATTCTCTTCTGCAATGTCGTCTGCTTCTAGTATCTTACTGTCAATATAACTTACTAAGTCTTTTTTAGCAAAAGGAATCATTCCAGGCTCTGTAGCTGGACCGTTTTTCCATTCATCCCAAACGATTGTAAGTGCTTTGAGTGCCTTATCTAATCTTGGCCCCATAGATTCTACATATCCTCCGGTTTCGTAATCATTTTCTGTTACGACTTTACCGCCTTTCATTTTTCTACGTCTACCTTCGTTAACAGAATGTGATGCATAGTCTTGGCTTGCTTCCAGATGATCTTTAAACCCTTTCATAAAACCACCTACAAAACTATCAAAGTTCGGATGATTGAAGATTTTATCGTCTATACTCATTAATGCTTTTTCTCCAGCACTATATCCCAAATCTTCTAGTTTTTGATGATCTGGTCCTCCTATTGCTTCACTCTTTGTCCCCTTAATAGCTTTATCTTTAGCTATCATATAATCATCTGAATCGATGTCTCCATCTCCGTCATGATCTTTACCTTTCTTTTCGTCTACATAATCATTATTAACTGAAATGTATTGTTCGAATTCATCTACGATTGCTGCATCATCAGGAGCATTTAATATGTCTTCCATATGAGTGCTGATAAAGCCTTTAAGCTCTTCTCTGCTTGCTCCTTTTTCTCTAACAAGTAAAGCCATTACTTGCTTTAAAATTACATTTCTATCTTCATAAGGATCTAACGTAGAATCTATCCCCTCTCTTAATTCAGCTTTTTTTAATCCATTAATAGTGTCTACATGATTGTTCTTTTTTACCGGAACCATTTGATCATGTTTATCTACTTTTTTAGATTCTCCTGCTAATAAGTGTAGGTAGTGATTAGGGTCTTTTTTTAGGTTCTTCTCAGCTTTTTGTTTAGCCTTAGCGTAATCTTCTTCTGATACTGTTTCTTGAGACATTAGTCCCATTCCTTCTAGTTCGTAATCTACTCCTCTTTCGATAGTTTCGATAGAGTAACCAGGTTCTGGTTTGTCGTAGTGCGGTACTTCTTTTTTTGCAGCTTCGAATATTACTCCTTTGCTTTTAAGAATACTTACTGTATCTTCATATCCGTTGAATGGAGATAGGAATTGAGATAATTCTCTCTTTGCATCTTTAACAAATTGAGACTTAGAGAAGTTCCCCTCTAATATTGCGTTATATTTTTCTTGTATTGTTCTCATCTAGATAGTCAAACATTTTAGTGTTATATGGTCTTTTTTTTGTTTTAGCTACTTTATACCCAAGTTTCTCTGCATACTTAGTTGCATTGTTCTTTTTTCCTTTCTTAGAAAAAGCATTAGGAGTCGCATATTGCGCTCCTGTACCGGGTGTGAAAGAAGCACCACCTGCATTGGTAGCACTTTGTTCATTTAATTCCTGTAATACTTCTCTAATAAGTTCCTTAAGCTCGCTTACTTTCATAGTAACTTTAGTTCCTTAATCAATTCGTAGTACTGCATTATGTTTACAAGATGATCATCAGTTACTCTTTTTGTTTTAGCTACTGGCTTGATTGCTTTTGTAATCTCCTGTAACTTAATAGAAACGATTTCATCTTCTACGGTTGCTTTTATTTTATCGAGTACAGTTTTTAATTTCTTAAATTCCTCATTAACTACGTTTCTCAATCTAGTAGATGAATCAACTGAAGTAATAAATTCTTTTAATATGTTTTTCTGTTCTGGAAGTAATGTACCGTATTTAGAGTTAAATTTCTCTAATAGTATTTTGAATGTAAGAAGTTTTAAATCTTTATCGTATTTTGAATACTCTTCGATTAATGTATCTCTTACTAGTTTTTTGTTTTGTTGCTCTTTAGTTAGGTGTTCTAATATAGTAGTCTTATTATCAACTAAAAAATTAGGATCTATTACATCTGTAACTTTATGAGCTTCCATCAAACAGAACAAAGCTGCTAATGGTTTATAGTCTTTAACAGAAATAGAGAAGAACTCATCTAAGTCGTAACTCTCTTTTATTTCTTTTATTAGACTGTATTTTTGTTTTTTGAGTACCTTTTTATCTATTGTGCGAGCTACCTCGATAATAGTCGATACGATAGATTCTGCTTTAGATTGTGATACTGATTTGTTTTTGAGAATAAATTCATACAATTTAAATTCACGTACCAACGCTGTCCTTCCTGTGAAGTTGTTTTTTAAAATGCTTACAGCTGCAGAGTCCTTCTTATTTAAGGTATCTGCTGCAATCTGCTTGACAAGCAATTCAAATATTAGCCCGGTATTTTTATACTTACTGTGTTTAATGCGCATTATTCTATTGTTTTGTTGTACACGTAGTACACCTTACCTTTATAAATAGTGATTAATTATCTAAATCCTTGATTTGTGATTCATCAAGTAACTTATCCTCTTCTTTCTCTTTATTTTCAAAGATAATTTGCTTCTTTTCTGAGAATATATCTTTATTCTGGTAGAAGAGTGATTTAGCAAGTGTACTATCTATTTTATTTGAAGTACCCTGTTCATTAACATTTTCATTATCTGATTCAAATCCGCCTTCCATGCCCTGTTTCCCAAGAGGATCTCTTCCTCCTAAGCCATCATTTGTTCCATAATGGGATGCTTTAGTTCTAGGTCTGCCACCTTCTGGTCCTATTTTACCTATACCTGGTGTATCATCTTCATATCCAGGAGGTACTTTACCAAATGGCATACCTTTTTGATCACCTTGCCTACGGCCGTATAGTGACGCTAAATCGTGCGGTGTACCGTAGGACTTACCTGATTTAGCAGGATCGTTTCCTTCGTTTTCTATCTGTGTAATTCTGAATAATCTCTTTTTATCTTCAGCAACCAAGTCTCTCATTTCCATATACTGGTCTTCTGATAGGTTGAAGATGTGGTCGTATATATAATCTGTTGAGAATAGTTTAGTATCCATCATCTGTCCTGCTAAATCAATCTTTTCTTTAAGTAGCGCTACTTTTTCTTGTTCAAAGATTATGGACGGATTAGTAAGTTTAATTTCAAAGTTGGTTAGTGATTCACCTTTAAACCCTTGAGTGTACAAATGTACTAGTGCTATCTTAGTTAACTCGGATTCCAATATTCTCTGAAGTCTTTCTACTGTTCTAGCAAATCTAATGTCTTCTGCTGCTAAAGTTGCTTTACCGCTTAAGTCTCCTTCGTATCCAAAGTATGCCTTAGGTACCTTTAATGCTGCGAACATCTTATCTCTAAGGTATTCTATATCGTTTGTACCGTCGTATTCTAATCCTTTAGTAGTTTCTATCTTTGTTGATGTATCTCCTCCTCTGACCGGTAGGTAGAAGTCTTCCATCATGTTCATCATATTGAAGCGTAGGTTGTAGTCCCCTGTCTGTGGGTCAACATACGGTGTTTTCTTCATTGTATTGATAGTCTTTTGCATAAACTGCTCAACTTCATTAGGTGGTATCTGTCCAACGTTTACATAAAATGTTCTCTTTTCAGGAGCTCTCATAATACGGTGTATTAACATCGCATCTTCCATTAAAGTAAGTTGTTTAAATATCTTTCTTGCTGGTTCGATGAAAGATCTACCATAAGGTAGGTAGTTGGTATCCGATATTAACCTAAAGTGTGCTATCTCATAGTTGTCAAACTCTACTACCTTTTTGTTACTCTTAGGCATGTAGTTAGGATCCTGTGATGAAGCTAATCCATCAGGGTCCAATTGGAAAGTTACTTTGCCAGGATTTTCTGGGTCAAGTCCTTCCTGTCTTGTCATATGGTACACAGTATAAGGCAGTACGTTATATACTCCAAATTCTTCTGCAATCTCTAATTTTAGGAAGAAATCACCGTATTTACACATATTCCTAGTCCATGACCATAAATTAAATTCTATATTAAGTACGTCGTAGAATAGGTTGTAAAGTACCTTTTGTATATTTTCATCTGAAGATTTAATGGAAAGTACTTCTCCCATGTCGTTCTTAAGAGTTGCTTCATCTGCTAGTATATCTAGGGTTGATGCAATTATTGGATCAGTATCCATTGCTTCGTAATCAGAATATAACTGTATACGTAGCGTTTGGTAGTTCAGATTAGGGTTGAATATATTCTTATTATTATAGATGTAGAGTCTTGAAAATCTATCTATTAAAGAATTGGTTTGATACCTACCTGTTGTTTGTATCTGGTTTACGTCGGCAACCTTAATTTGGTCTCCTCCAATGTTTCTGATTACTACATCGGAAGAAAAAAGTCTACCTAGTCTTTTAAATAGTGAAGTATCTGCCATTTATACAGTTTGTTTATAAATATCTATTATCTAATTAACCAAGAGATATCTTCTTGGCCGTGTTGTGTTTTAACAATATACGGATTATTTCCTTGGGAAGCAACTGTTGATATAACAGCTTGGTTTTTAGCATTGAGATTAGTAAAAGACGATAACTGTGCTCTAGCTAGGTCCATTCCCTGTTGTCTTAGTCTTAATGCAGTATCCCTAACATACAGTGCTGTAGCAAGTGCCATTAGTAAATCATCATTGTAATTTGTCTGTGCCTGTGGTTTACCGTTCTTCCATACGAATACTCTCATCTCACCTAAAGTACGTTTAGACTGTATTGTAACAGCTTTTTCACGTACATACTCCATTGCTTTGGCTATCACTAACGGCCTTGTTCTAACCGACATTGTAAAGCCTGGTACTAGTTGATCTCTTTCGTATTTAGTCATATATGATTCTACAGTATCCATTTGACTTTTAGCGCTATAATATAAATTCCTGTATTCTCTTTCTAGTATCTGTTCTATTGTAGCCCATCCAATATTTGCATTTTCTACTACAAGTAGTGCATCGTTGTATTCGGCTGCTATAGCTACTAAAACGTTTC